ATGTTTGACACGCAGCCGGTGATGCCGCCGATTGCTGGAATGGAATGAGGGGATGGCGAACCATCCCCTCTGTGCCGTGTCTGCCTGGACGAGCCTCGCCGCGACGAGCCGCGCCCTGCCATGCCATGCCAACGCTAAGGTAGCACAACGATGCAGCTGATTCACGTTGAAAGAATTACCGCCACATCAGATGACCAGCGTTTGGGCTTCCTGCTGACGGCACGGGCCAAGGCGGCGGAGCAGGTGGTCGCCGCCAACGTGCGCGCCCAGGCAAGCAAGACAGACTTGGTCGAGCACATCACCCGCCGCCTTCAGGATGGCGCTGACCGGCTCAGGCTGCGCCACCGGCTGCTGGAAAGCGGCATGCCGCCCAGCATCGTCGCTGCCATCATGAGCGCCGCCACGGATGCCGCATGCCCCGACCGTCCTGCCGGGGTGACCGGCGGCGCCAGCCAGCAGTCGGACTTCCCCGAGTTTCAGACATGAGCCCGCTCGCAATCATCCTGATCGTCGTGTTGGTGCTGGTCCTGTTTGGCGGGGTCTACGGCTACCGCGGCGGTTATTACGGCAGCAGCCCATACTACGGGCCGGGCATCGGCATCTTCGGGCTGGTCATCTTCGTGCTGCTGATCCTGCTTTTGATGGGACGCATCTGATGAGCGGCGTGATACCGCCCGTGATACCGCCTGGCCTGCGCCAGGGCATCAACCCGATGGCGCCGCAGGTGGGCCAGCAAGGCATGAACCCGCCACAGCAGGGATTGCTGGCGCCCAACACGCAGAGCTACGGGGCGCCGCCGCTGCCACCGATCGAGGGTTTGGTGCGACCGATGGGCCAGCGGCCCACCGACCACCAGGTCATCGCCACGCTGCTGCCGAGGCGCAAGGACGAGGACATCCCGGACGACCCGACCGACGACCTGCCGCCCGAGATACGTCCCTACGCTCTCGGCCTGCGCCCGAGCGTGCAGCCATCCTCGACCGAGTGGGTGCAGGAGATCGTCTACCAGCGCCTCGGCAAAGAGGATCACGAGATTGCCGAGATCAACAGGTATTATTTTGGTATCGCGCGAAACTATGACGAGGAACTGAGCAACCAGAGGGTTACGGCGTCGGAATATTACAACGGCAAGGGCTTCGGCGACGAACCGGCGTTAAAGGGTCGTTCTCAGTTGGTGATGACTGTTGTTAGGGATACGATTCGTTCGACACTCCCAAGCCTGCTGCGCGTGTTCACCGGCGTCGAGGACCCGGTGCATTTCGAGCCGATCAGCAGCGAGATATCCGGCAACGACAAGCTGGCGACGATGCTAAGCCGCCAAGCTACCGACTACGCCCGCTGGGCGCTGTTCGTGGCCAACCCCGGCTGGTCGATCCTGCACGATGCGCTGCTCGATGCGCTCACCCGCAAAGCCGGCTGGGTGCGTTGGTCGTGGGGCAAGAAGCAGCAGATCCGCACCGAGGTGGCCGAGGGCCTCATCCTGCCGCAACTGCAAATGCTGCTCGCCGAGCCGGGCATCGAGGCGCAACGCATCGTACGCCGACCGATGACCAGGGTCGAGCAGGAGGCGATGGCCAAGACGCCCGAAGGCCAGATGTATCTGGGCCAAGGCGGGCCAGCGGAATACTGGAGCGCCACCATCACACGCAGCGTGCAGCAGGCGTGGCCCATCGTTGAATCGGTGCCGTCCGAATGCGTGTGGGTGGTGTCCGACGCCTCGACGGTGAAGGAAGCGCGCGGTGTTTTTCACGTCAGGGACGTATCCGCCTCGGACCTGATCGAGATGGGGTTGGATGAGCACGCGGTGCTGCGGGCGGGCGGTTCAGCGCCCACGACGCAGTGGCGGCGCGAGGCGATCGCCCGTGACAGTGCATCAGGGCACCACATGCACGGCGGGCCACCCAACGACCGCAGCATGGGCATGATCCGCTATATCGAAGGCTGGATCAGGTGCGACGCCGACAACGACCACAAGGCGGAGCTGCTGCACACCCACAGCCTCGGCGACGACTGCCGTCTGGTGCAGTGGGAGCGCACCGACGAGATCCCCTTGTCGTGCTTCACGCCTTACCGCGAGCCGGGGCGGATCATCGGGTCGTCTGTGTCCGACATGGTGATGGACCTGCAACGCCTGCAGTCCAGGGTGATGCGCGCGACGCTCGATAGCCTGGGCCAGGCGATGTATCCGAGGACCGTGATCACCCTCGGTCAGGTGAACATGTCCGACGTGCGCCAGACGGCGATCGGCTCGATCATCCGCGTGGCGCAGCAGGGCGCCGTGCAGGAGCTCGTGAAGCCGTTCGCCGGGGCAGCGGCGCTGCCGATCATGCAGTTGCTGGAGGGCGTGCGTGAATCACGTACTGGCATCACCCGTGCCAGCCAGGGTTTGACGGTCGACGAGCTCCAGAGCACCGCACCGATCGCCGTAAGCCAGCAGACCAGCGCTGCCCAAGACCGCCTCGACATGATGGCGCGGACCTTGGCCGAGACCGGGCTGGCGCCGCTCTACAGTGGCCTGCTGCGCATGCTCGCCAAGCAGCAGGACCGGCCCAACGTCATCCGCATCCGGGGCGAGTGGATATCGATCGATCCCAGAGCGCTGGGCACGATGTGGGAAGCCGCGGTCGAGGTCGGCGGCAAGGGTATGCCGATGGAGCGCCTCGCCATGCTCGCCCAGATTGCCGGCAAGCAGGAGCAGATCATCACCAACTACGGGTTGCACAACCCGCTCGTGGGAGTGCCGGAATACCGCAATACCTTGGCCAGGATGTTGGAGACCGCGAACATCGCCGACGTCAGCAACTATTTTAAGGAATTACCGGACGGCTGGCAGCCGCCGCCGCCCAACCAGGGGCCAACTCCGGAGCAGGTGCTGGCCATGGTGCAGCAGCAGAAGACCGCCGCAGATCTGGAGACGGATCGTGCCAAGGCGCAGACCGATCGCAGTAAGGCGCTGTCGGACGACGATCGCGAGCGCGACAAGGCGGCGCTGGACGCATGGGTTGAGCTTTGGAAGATCGGCGCGCAGTTCGGCACGCCTGTTCCGAGCCTCGACGAGCTACGCGCGGCGATGCAGCCAGACCAGCCCAACCTTGGCCTCATCGGCGACCTGCCGCCGCCTACGTCCCCGCAGCAGCCGGCAACCGGTGTGCAGGGGCCGCAGCAGCCCAAGCCGGGGCCAGCCTCGCCGATGATGGGGATGGCGCCGGGACAGGGCGGTGGCCTGGGGGCCCAGCGTCCGCAGGCGCCGGTGGCGCCGCCGGTAGGCTCCACCCCGCCCGACACCGCTCATATGGTTCGCCAGGCGCTCGCTACCGGTAACTTACCGACGACATACGGCCAGATCGCCGATCGTGCGGTGGCCGGCAACATCGCCGGCATGGGCGGGCCATCGGTCAGGCCGGGCGCATGAGCGAGCAGACCGGAACGAAAGGACCAAACCTCGCCCCTAGGTTTGGCCACCTCCCCCCGAGGTTTGGAAATCTGCCATCCGCCAGATTCCGCCAAACTCCGCCAAATTCCGCCAGAGCTCCGGGAATATCGTCGGAAATCGCGCCAAATCGCTTCAAATCGCTTCAAATCGCTCGCCATGGGTGACCGCACCAAGCGTCCGATGAGCGAGACGGAGCGGGATTTGATCATAACCCTCCGAATCCAGGGCAAAACCTATCCGGAACTCGCGGAACTGACCAAAAGACCCCTCGGAACCATCTCCAGCGTGATTTCCAAGGCCATTTTGACCAGAAAAGACCTCAGAACCCGCGAGATGGACCCGACTGTGAAGCGGAAAACACCATGAACTGGACTTTGGACCTCAACGCCGAGCCCAAAAGCATCATGGAGGCCCGTCAGGAGGCTTCCATGGCCCAAAGAGTGCTGAATGACGCGGTTTTCGTCGATTTCCTCGACCAAATGCAGCATGCAGCGTCAAATACCGCGCTTTTCGATGATAAATTGGAGGTTCGGGACGCCGCACGGGTGAAGGTGCTCACCATTGCCGAGCTCAAGGCGCGGCTTCAGGAGGCGGCACGCCGCCCGATGCAGGACGCCGAGGACCAGGAGCAGGCGACCGTACATGAATGAGATGGAATGAGATGGAATGAGATGGAACGAGACTCGTTGCTGTTCCATTTGCATTCCTTTTAGGGGGACCAAATGAGCGAAACCACCGGCCCGGCCTCGCCAGCCGCGCCTGCCGCCGACACCAGCAGCAGCGACTTCGCGCCCGCACCCGACACCCGCCCCGAGCTCAGCGTCAGCGATGCCGCGCGGATGCTGCGGAACCACCGCCGCGCCCAGCCAGCACCGCCGCCTGGGGATAACTCCGGGGGTTACGGGCACAACTCAGGAGAAGCGCCACCGCCAGAACCCGCCAGACCCCGCCAAACCCCGCCAGAATCCGCCCAACCGGGCGGCATGTCGGCGCTGGAGCGGGCGTTGGGGTTGGACTCTGGTGACGCACCTGACGCGGGCGACAGTGTTTCACGTGAAACACCCGGCAGTACGCCTGCCCAAACCCCGGCAGAAATCGAACTGGAGGGCCGGCGTTACACACAGGCCGAGTTGGCTGCCGCAGTGCGTCAGGCGCAGGACTACACGCAGAAGACCCAGCAGTTGTCCGCCCAGGCGCGCCAGCTACAGGCGCAGCAGCAGGCGCTTGCCGCCGCCCTGCCGCTGATCCAGCCCGAGATTGAGGCGCTGCAACGCCGGCTGGCCGAGGCGCCACGCCCCGACCCGCAACTGCGGCAGACCGACCCGGCGGCGTACTGGGACCAGTTGGCGACCTGGCAGGACGCCCAGATCGAGCACCAGCGCGTGCTGGCGATTCAGACGCATCAAGCCCAGGCGCGCGAGGCGGCGGTGGCCCAGGCCGTCGATCAGGCGAATCACGAGCTTGCCCAGAAATACCCGTTCTGGTCAGACCCGCAGCAAAGGCGGGAGATCCAGCAGGACATCATCAGTTGGGCGCGCACGCAGGGCTACACCGATCAGGAACTGCACGGCCTGACCAGCGCAAAATATTTAGAAACACTTTTCAAAGCCTCCCTGTATGACCGCTACCAAGCCCGCATTAAGCCCCAGGCGACGCAGCCGAGCGTCGGGCATGCGCCGCGCGGGACCGCTCCACCGCCGCCACCTGCCGCGCGGGTCAGGGAGGCGTCCGAGGCGTTTAACGAGCGGCCTTCTGTGAATAATGCTGCTGCACTGATCGGCGCTCGCCGAGCAGGAAGACCAAACGGGCATACGCAGTGGTGACCGAGGATTCCCCGGCCACCACCCGTTACTGCCCCGCCAAGGCGTGCCGCGCCAAACCGCGACGCGCCGCGCGCTGCCATGCCACGTCTATGTTGCCCTAATGCATCTTTATCCGCAATGGACACACGCAGTGGTAACGCGCCACACTGGCAACATTATCAGGGGGGCTCACATGAGACAGGTACTGCTCGCAGGCGCTGCATTGTTCGCCTTGGTATCGCCAGCCATGGCCGGGGTGATCACCATCAGCGCGCTCGACGACGGCGTGGCTGTGGCGCTGGTCTGCACGGGTGGCATTAATGCGTCGATCAGCTGCGACGGTGCCAGCACGCACTTCGCCAGCATCGACATCGCAGCAGCCGGCAACCCGCCGCTGCCCGGCGCTTCGCTCGCCTCGCTGACGATCGACGCCACCGCAGCGACTGGCGGCACCCACGTGCTGGACATCTCGGTGGATCAGACCGGTCTCAATATCCTGACCGGCGGTGCCGACGCCACGTCCACCTTCACCGTCAATCACCTCGTGGGCGGTCCGTTCGGGCCGGCGACGCTGTCGACCAATGTGAATGGTGCGCTGTTCGCCAGCAACACCTTCCCGATCACCACCAACGCCACCACCAGCGAGACCAACCCTCTGCCGGCCTTGGTGACCAGCACCGGGCACGATTACTCGATCACCTTCACAGCGGCTGGACAGGCGGCTGCTGACACCATCCAGCTGGTGACCGGCGCAGTGACGGTGCCCGAGCCGATGACCCTCGGGATTCTCGGCATGGGACTGCTGGGTCTGGGCATGGTGCGGTATCGGCGTGCCTGACACGCGCCTCGACGAATACGACCAGTTGGAGTGGTGGGACGTGGCCCGCAGGCTGCATCCCACCATGACCTGGGAACAGTTCGAGCGCGACTGGGAGGAGTTCCAGTGCCTGAGAGGAGCCCATGGCAGGTATGGCAGGCCGAGAAGCGGAAGCACCTAGCGGCCCTTGCTAGACGGCGGAAGCAGGATGAGAGGGATGAGAAGCGGGAGATAGTGGCGCAGGCCAAGCATTGCCTGATCGAGGCCTGCGAGGCCATGCGCGACCACCCCGATTTGCCATATGTGTCTGTCTAGACGGCACGGGGACTGGGTTGCCCCAGTCCCCACCTAAGCCTGCCGCGCCTCGTCGCGACCCGTCACGCCAAGGCACGCCTAGCCACGCCGTCTTTGTTTTAGCGTGAGCTTGCAGGAAACGCACCAACCGTCTTAGTATTTACATCGACGGCGATGGCAGTGCTCGCACCCAGCGGCGCCGTGCCGTGCCGGCATCGCGTGTGATGCGCCCAAGGGACCACCGATCGGGAGTGCTTGCACCCACCTGACACGGCCTCCCGGCAAGCAGTCGCTCCAGATGCAGAAATCCGCCCCGCAAGGGGCTGTCTCTGTTTCTTGGGAGTGACCAATGGCATCACCGCCGACGATGGCAAGTGCGCCAACTAATACATATACGCAACAGCTAGCCTCCGGCACCGTCCATGAGGACGTTTCGGATGTGATTTATCGGATTGATCCCGAGGAGACCCCGTTCGTCTCGGCGCTGCCGCAGGTCGGTAGCAAGCAGATTTTGACTGAATGGCTCGTCCAGACGCTCAATAGCGCTGCAGACGTGCCGCAGCCCGAGGGCTTCACCGCGGTCATCAGCCCGTCAGTGAAACCGGTTCGCATGTCGAATGTCTGCCAGATATTCGCGCGCACCGTGGGCGTGTCCGGCACCCTGCGCGTGGTCGACAGCATCGGCGGCGAGGACGAATACAACCGCCAGCTGGTCATGCGCGGTATCGAGCTCAAGCGCGACCTGGAGCTCGTGAGCACGAGCAACATCCCCAAGGCGGCGACCGATCCGCGCCACATGGCGGGCATGCCGACGTTCTGCTCCAACGGCAGCGTCGGCGCAGGCGGCACCATGCCGGTGGGCGACGGCACCACCGCGGCGGTGCCCGGTACTGCGCGCGATCTGACGCTCACTCTCGTCAACGACGCCATGCAGGCGGCGTGGAACGCAGGCGGTTCGCCGACCATCGGCCTGATGAGTGGTAACATTAAAAACTACTTCAGCACGCTGTCGCAGGGCGGCACCGGAAACCCGATCGTGTCGCAGAATATCCAGTCCACGACTGCATCCCAGGAAGTCACCATCATGGGTGCGGTGGACGTTTACCGGACCAACTTCGGCACGCTCGATCTGGCGCCCGACCGGTTCATGCCGCCCAACATGTTCTTGCTGATTACCCGCGACTACGTGGAACTGGCGCCGTTACCTGAGCGCAATATGGTGGAACAACCCTACGCCAAAACTGGAGATAATACTCAGGGTGGTATCATCTTTGAGGGAACCCTGCGGGTTACCGCGCCCAAGGCCCATTCTGCAATCTTCGCGCTCAATCAATGATGCTACCTAAAGTAGTCTCCGTGGAAGTGTTTGGCGGCCTGTCTATAGGCCTGCGAAGCTTCGCTGATTGTGGGAAAAACTCCGAGTCTATGGACTTTCCCGCTGATCGTGATGCGGGCTTCGTAGCCATTCCTGCATTCAGTCACGCCTCTACTGCCGGTAATACTGTGAGTGCGGGCGCGACGATTGAAGGTCTGTTGCTGTCGGGTGGCCAGTCGCAGATTGCCGATTCGGTTGTTCAGCGGGTTGCCGTCGATGTGGTCGATTTCGTGAGGTCGCGGGTCGTCTCCGTAAGTCAGCAACCAAGCAATGCGATGCGCCAAACAAGCGCGGTTGTTCAAGGTAAGCGCCCAATATACCTCACCTCGATCGACCACGAGACGCCACCCAGCGAGCTTCCCAGCGTATCTGGCGTTCCATGTGGCGCAGGCCCTCTGAGTTCGGAAATGGCCTCTTGGCCTCTCGCGCCAGAGGAAGATGCCGGTGTCTGGATCGTAGTCCAGGCACTCGCGGACAAAGCTGAGATCGGGCAGTTTGTTTGCAGCCATGTCGGCCTCCCTAAAGGTCGCTTGGTCAGG